CGTAGCGGCACCGCAGCCTGCGCCCGCACCCGCACAAGCACCAGCTGCAGGAGGCACAGACTTCGGCTTCTAAGCCACACGGGCGCTCCGCGATGTGGGGCGCCCACCACATTTAACTTGGGATGAACAAATGTCTGAAGCATATTTCCACAGGGTGCGAGAGAACGTCGCCGCAGACGTCATGCACGCTGGCAAGGGTGGGCGCAACGAAACGCTAAACAAGGCAGCATTCACGCTCGGGCGGCATGCCCACTTGGCTCCGGCGCAGCTTGATGCCGCCATCATCGAATTACACGCGGCCGCGCGGCAGGCGGGCCTCAACGACATCGAGATCAAGTCAACAATCGGCAGCGGATTAAAGCGCGGCGGCGAGAACCCGAAGGTGCTGGAGAACTCGGACGCGGTGCCATACACGCCGAGCGAGTTCGACCGCCTCATCACGCGGCTCGCTGCCAAGGATCTGCTGGCCAAGGACGACGAGACGCGCGACGAGAAGATACGCAAGGCGCGCGAGACGTGGGATCGCAGCGTGCCGATCACGCGCGAAAACATGGACGCGGTGCGCCCGGCGCTGCTGTATCTCAACAGCCGCAGCCTGCGCGCCAGCACGGCGACGGAGATCGCGCGGTTCAGCCCCAACGTATACGACGGGCCGGCGATCATCTTTCCCGCCGTCAACGAGCTGGGCGAGGTGCAAGGCATCCAGAGCGTGCTGCTGACAAACGACGGCAAGAAACGCGAACACAACGGCATCAGCAAATACTCGCGCGGCGCGCTGGTGGGCAACGTCATGCGCATCGGCAACGCCGGCCCGATCATCATGGTCGAGGGGCCAGAGGACGCGCTGAGCCTTCGCCAAGCGGTGCATGGCCACGCAGAGGCGACCATCGTCTGCACATTCGGCAAGTCCGGCATGCAGACATACAACGTGCCGCGCGCATCCGACGTGACGATCTGCGCAGATCCAGATCTGGACGTGGACGCGGTGGCCGATGTCCTGCGCGGCGACGGCTCGACGTCGGTCAGCGTCGTGCGCTTCAACAGGCTCGGCGTGGAGAACGTCAAGGATGCCAACGACTATCTGAAAGAGGCCGGCGAGGACAAGTTGCGCGAGGCGCTGAGCCAAGCCAGACCCGTGGACGAGGTGCGCCAGCAGGAGATCAGCGAGGCAAGGCAGTGGCCGACGCCGTTCGAGTGGATCGACCCGGCGTTGATACCGAAGCGGCGCTGGATCTACGGCACGCACTACGTGCGATCGTATGTCAGCGTGCTAGCGTCAGCGGGTGGCGCGGGCAAGACGTCGCTGCAAACCGTGGAGGCGCTCAGCATTGTCACGGGGCGCGAGTTGCTCCGAGAGCCAGTGAGAGAGCAGTGCAACGTGTGGATGGTGAACCTCGAAGACCCGATGGAGGAGATGCAGCGTCGCCTCATGGCGGCGTGCATGTATTACAACGTCAAGCCGGACGAGATCCGCGGGCGGCTGTTCCTCGACGCGGGCCGCGACATGCAGATCAAGTTCGCGGCGCAGGGGCGTGACGGCATCAGCATCGACGACGAGCTGGTCGACTACATGATTGACAAGGTCAAGCAAAACAACATCGGCCTCGTGTTCATCGACCCGTGGGTCGGCGCCAACGAGATCAGCGAGAACGACAACGTAGCCATGAACGCAGCCGTCGCGGCGGTGCGCCGCGTGGCAGACGAGACCGACGCGGCCATCGTGCTGGTGCATCACATCCGCAAGGCCAACGGCGAGGAAGCCACGGTGGACCACATCCGCGGCGCGGGGTCGTTGATCGGGGCGGCGCGCGCGGCGCGGGTCATCAACAAGGTGTCGCCGGATGACGTGATGAAGCTGGGCGTGAGCGAGACGGAGGCGCAGGGCGTGTTCCGCGTGGACGATGCCAAGGCGAACTTGGCGCCGCCCGCAGCGCAGGCGACTTACAGGCGCATGGTCGGGTATCAGCTGCCCAACGGCGAATACGTGGGCGTGGCGACGGAGTTCAAGATGCCGGACCTGTTTGACGGCATCACGGCCAAAGATGCGCGCAAGGTGCAGCGGCTTGTCGGCGAGGCGGCGCAGGGCGACGACCCGTTCCGCCAGAACGTGCAGGCGAGGCAGTGGGTGGGCCATTGCGTCGCGGAGGTGCTGGGGCTGGACCTCTCGGAAAAGCAGGGCAAAGCCAAGACGAAGGCGATCATCAAGACGTGGATCGAGAAGGACGTGCTGCGCAATGACGTGTGGCCGAGCAAGCGTGACGGCCGCGACGTGCCAGTCGTGGTCGTGGGCAAGTGGATAACTGCAGAGGAGGCGGGGCTGTGAGTAAAGAGATGATAGCAGTCTGGTTTTCCTGTGGTGCCGCGAGCGCTGCTGCTGCACACCTGACGCTGCAAAGGTATGGCGATGATTACGATGTGCGCATCATCAACAACCCGATTGCCGAAGAGGATGATGACAACGAGCGCTTTCTCAAAGACGTTGAGGCGTGGCTCGGCGTAAACATTGAGCGCGCCATCAACGAAAAATATCCTACGGCGTCAGCAGTGGATGTGTGGGAACGTAGAAAGTTTATGTCGGGCGTCGCTGGCGCGCCATGCACGCTGCATCTCAAGAAGGAAGCGCGCCAGCAATGGGAAGCCGTTAATAAGCCAGACTGGCATGTGCTTGGCTTTACGTATGAAGAGGTCAACAGGCATGAGCGCTTCATCAAAACTGAGCGAGAAAACGTGCTGCCAGTGCTGATCGATGCCAAGATGGCAAAGGCAGACTGCTATATGCTGTTGCGTGAAAACGGCATAAAACCGCCGCGCGTTTACGAAATGGGCTACCCAAACGCAAACTGCATCGGCTGCGTCAAGGCAACATCGCCGACTTACTGGAACCATGTGCGCGAAATGCACCCAGACGTATTTCAAGAACGCGCTGAGCAATCACGCAGGCTTGGGGCAAAGCTGACGAGAGTAAACAACAAGCGCATGTTCTTGGATGAGCTGCCAGCAGATGTAAAGGGGGCGCCGATGCGCAATCTCGACTTTGAGTGTGGACTTTTCTGCGAGGAGTGGAAGGATGAGCGGTAGGCCATACTACGAGACGCAGGCGGATCGTGACAACGAGCAGGCATTGGCGCGCATCGTCGAGCGGCATTACCGCTGCCAGCTGACCAAGATGCCGATCAAGCTGCAGCTCGACTACATGGCAACCAGAGACGGGAAGGCCGTGGCATTCGTGGAGATGCGGCACAGGCGCAACTCAATGCACGCCTTCCCGACATACATGGTCGGCCTGCACAAGTGCCTCATGGCCAAGCAGCTGACGCTGGTGACGGGGCTGCCTTCGATGCTCGCCGTCCGGTGGACGGATGCCGTCGGGATAACTAAGCTGCCGCCAGACGAAATGGACGTGCAGCTTGGTGGCACGGTGAGGCGTGGCGACGCGCAAGACATCGAGCCGATGGTGTATTTTGACGTGGCCAAGTTTCGTGTGCTGGAGGTGCCGAGTGCAACATGACGACGGGGAGGGCGTGCCGATGCATGACCTGCGGCTTGTGGGCCAGATCATGTGGAGCGATGAGAGCGACGAGGCGTTCATCAGCTGGTCGCCGGAATTCTCGCTGGCGAAGGCCGAGGTGACGCTGGAGCGTTACGCCGCGCTGTCGAAGATGCTTGTGGACGTGCTGTGGGAAATCGACATGGCTATGGAGCTGCTTGACGGGGTGCTTAATCCGACGCTGCAAGGTAGCGACGAGGTGCATTGATGTGTGAACAATGTGTTAACCGCACCACGAAAAACAAGGTGCGGAAGACTGCCGAAGGTGCGGAAATATTCCGTAAAACCGCTCTCCGCACCGCACCCTCTATAGGGGTGCGGGGTGCGGTGCGGAATTAGCGCGGACTGCTGGATGTGCGGTCTCAAGGTGCGGTTAGCAGAGTGTTAACATAGCTGGACAGCAAAGCTGAACATCGTGGCTGGCATAGGGGAGTTATACCATGGCCAAGGGAATGGCGAAGAAGCGGATGACGAAGAGCGAGGCGATGCGCAAGGGCGGACCGCTTGGCGAAGAGGGCGAGAAGATCTCGGCGAACGTGTGGGGTCAGCTGGCTCCGCTCGATCGTGTGGCGCGGGAGAAGATGGCGAGGTGGGGTGACACGTTGCCTTCTCTGGTGCCGCCTGATCTCGCTGGCCGCTTCGAGGCGGCATACGACGCGCTGCGGGTGTTCGTGGAGGCGAACGACGCGCCGAAGGTTCACGAGATCGCGGGGCAGCTGATGCGCGCGTGGGACGTGCTGGAGAAGGCGGCGCTGGACGCTGGACATAAGCCGCTGCCGCCGCACGCGTATTGCGTGGACACTGGCGACGGGATCGTGTGCTTCGCGCTGACGGGTGCGGTGGAGATCAGGCATGCGCATCCAGAGTGGGCGGTGTATAGCTTCGAGGATGCCGCGTGCGTGCTGAAGCGTGATTTCAGTGAGAACTTTCTCAAGGAAGCCTTCGCGGCGTTTCCGCATGCGAAAGTGACCAAGGTGATCGGTGGCGAGGATTATGTTAATCTGGACCTCGGTGGAGACGACATTCCGTTTTGAGAGGATAGATGATGAAGCGTGGAGACTTTTTAGAGGAGGCGTTCAGGTGCATCACGGTTGACCGTGCGGCGACACACGGTGGCGCGGAGGACAGCTTCGGCGCCATCGCGTCTATGTGGTCGGCGTATCTCGGCGCGACCGTGACGGCGCAGGACGTTTGCATGATGATGGTGCTGCTCAAGGTGGTGCGCTACAAGAACACGCCGGCACATGCGGATCATGCAGTCGATATATGCGGCTACGCGGCTATTGCTGGCGAACTTGGCCAAGGAGGCAGCGATGGGTGAGGTAGGCGATACCAAGCTGGCTGCGCTCGATCAGGTTGGCGAGGAGGAGTTGTTCGAGAAGCTGACAAACGGCACGAGCGTGACGGATTTGATCCGCGAACACAACGTGGGCTGGCGACTGTGGTATCGCTGGCTCGACAAGGCGCAGGGTCGCAGGCAGCGCTATCAGGAGGCGCTGGACATGGCTGGGCATTTCTACGCTGCACGGGCTGTGCAGACCGCTCAGCAGGCTGACGTTGGCTCTGTGAACGTGGCGAGGCTGCAAGTGGATACGGACAAATGGTATGCGGCTAAGCTGAACCAGCAATACGATACGCGCCAGAGAGACGTGGCCGTGAACATCAGCGTGACCGATCTGCACGCGCAAGCGGCTGCGCTGCTGGCGAGTGTGCAAGCGAACGATGACGTGATCGAGGGCGAGTGGAGCGATGCCGAGGATGACGTGTGAGAGGCGAAATCGCGCACCGATGCAGCGATGCGCACACGCGTGCGCGCGTGACACAAAACCGACCGCGCGGTCAAGAGTGTTGGGGTATCATGATACCGCGCAGTGACGCCGCGACGCAGCGACGGACACAAGATCTTGTGTCTGCCCGCGATCGCGCCGTATCTCGCAACCGGAAGGCGTGGTGGCATGTGCTTTTGCGCACGTTTTACGTGAAAACATTTAACATAATCACGATTATCGGCCAAATGTGTGCCTGTGGTTGCATTTTCGCCGAAAAAACGCCTCATCGCGGTTTCGGCGGTCGCGTTTGGACCCCCCCTTCGACAGATCGACGCCGGTGCAAATGCAATGACCCCAACACGCATCCCCGCCCCCACACCCCCCGCCCCCTGTTAACGGAGATTTAACATGCCCCCGCAAAAAAATTTAGAGCAGCAAGAGAACCCCTTTGTCACGTTGATGCGCCGCTACCGCAACGACCCCGTGGCCTTCGCCGAGGAGGTTATCGGCATCACGCCTGACGAGTGGCAAGTTGAGCTGCTGGACGCCGTCGCCGCCCCCGCGATCAGGCGCATCAGCGTTCGCTCTGGCCACGGCGTCGGCAAGTCGACTGCGGTTGCCATGGCTGCGATCTGGCACGTCCTGATGCGCGTGCCGAGCAAGACGGTGGTCACGGCCCCCACGTCCGCGCAGCTCTTTGACGCGTGTTTCGCCGAGATGAAGAACGTGGCCAAGCGGCTCAAGCCCCCGTTCAACGACTTGCTAGAGGTCAAGTCTGACCGCATTGAGTTGAAAAGCAGCCCCGAAAGCACGTTTATTTCGGTGCGGACGTCGCGCGCTGAGCAGCCGGAGGCGCTGGCGGGTGTTCACAGCGAGAACGTGCTGCTGATTGCGGATGAGGCGTCTGGCGTGCCGAACGCGGTGTTCGAGGCCGCGTCCGGCTCGATGTCTGGCCACAATGCCACGACGGTGCTGACCGGCAACCCCACGCGGAACACGGGCTTCTTTTACGACACGCACAACAGGCTCAAGTCTGACTGGTATACGATGCACGTTTCCTGCGTCACCAGCCCCCGCGTCGCCGACGATTTCGTCGAGGACATGAAGAAGCGCTACGGCGAGGACAGCCCCGCGTATCATGTGCGCGTCCTTGGCAACTTTCCCCCGTCTGAGGAGGACACGGTTATTCCGGTGGCCTTGATCGAGCATGCCATGGCCAACACGATCAAGATCCACGAGGATACGGCTGCCGTGTGGGGCTTGGACGTGGCCCGGCAGGGCGGCGACAGCAGCGTATTGGCGAAGCGGCAGGGGCCAGTGATCCACCCAGTCACGGTGTGGCGCAACCTCGACCTCATGCAGCTGACGGGCGCCGTGAAGGCGGAATACGACGCCATGCCGCCGAGCAAGCGTCCCAGCGAGATCATCGTGGACAGCAACGGCTTTGGCGCTGGCGTCTTGGACCGCTTGAGGGAGCTGGGCTTGCCGGCGCGTGGCTTGAACGTGTCGGAGCGCGCCATGGCGAAGGATACGTATTTGAACTTGCGCGCGGAGCTGTGGTTCAAGTGCAAGGCGTGGCTCGAGGGCATGGACGTGTCTCTGCCGCGTGACGACGCCCTGTGGGCCGAGCTGGCGGCGCCACGGTATTTCTTCACCAGCGCGGGGAAGCTGCAGGTGGAGAGCAAGGAGGCGATGAAGAAGCGCGGCGTCGCCTCGCCAGACCGCGCCGATGCGGTGTGCCTGACCTTGGCCAACGACCACACGACGATGGCATACGGCGTATCCGCGTCAGGCGGCTGGAGTAAGCCGCTGAAGCGTTCGATACGTGGGATTGTGTGAAAGTTTTGCGGCGCGAAAGTGGCCTTTGCCGCACCTGTTACGCCTTCACAGGCGTAAAACAGGGGTGCGGTAAAGTCAACCCCCTCTGTAGCGTGGTGCGGCGACTTTATTTTACCGCACATGGCGTAGTGCGATATTTCGTGCTAAATTTAGCACAAGGTCGGCGCTTCCCACATCCGCTGGCCCAGAGCAGCGCTCCCCCGTGGCGTGTTTTCCTCCTCCCCGCGCCACGGGGTTTTGCATTACGGTGTTTTTACTGTATTATGTGCGTGAGTTATTTGGAGGCGACGCATGCCGTTGAAAAGTGGTTACGGTAAGAAGACCGTATCGGCGAACATCCGTTCCGAGATGAAGGCTGGCAAGCCGCAGAAGCAGGCCGTCGCCATCGCGCTGTCCAAGGCGGCCAAGTCAAAACGAAAGAAAGCGAAGAAGTGATGGCGGGATCAACCGCAGACAAGGCGAAGGCCGCGGTGAAGCGTGCGGGCGTTGCGGGCGTTAATAAGCCCAAGCGCACCCCGTCGCACCCGACCAAGAGCCACGTCGTGGTCGCGAAGAGCGGCGATCAGGTTAAGACGATCCGCTTTGGCCAGCAGGGCGTGAAGGGCGCGGGATCTGCGCCGAAGACCGAAGCCGAGAAGAAGCGCCGCGCATCCTTTAAGGCGCGCCACAAGGGCAACATCGCCAAGGGCAAGATGTCGGCGGCTTGGTGGTCGGATAGAACAAAGTGGGAAATGCCGTGGAAGTGATTAGTTTGAGCAACGGAAGATTTGCTAAGGACTGCCCGCAATGCGGCGAGCAGCAAACATATTTGCGCAAGTGGTATGCTGAAGCATCCCTGCGAGAAGGTAAATTGTGCAAATCTTGTTCAAACAAAATCACTGAAAACTGCAACAGGGGGATGCACCGCGGCATCCGCGTTTCATGGTTTAAAAAGTTTGAGACTAGCGCAAATCTGAGGGGTTTGCCTTTTGCTATAACTATCGACGATGTAGCTGACCTGATGGATGAGCAGGGGGGCGAGTGCGCTTTAACTGGCTGGTGTATAGAAATCAAAGAAGTCAGCGGACTTCAGGACATAGACGCATCAATTGACAGGATCGACAGCAGTTTTGGTTATATGCGCGGGAATGTTCAACTGGTGCATAAAATGGTAAACATGTGCAAACAGCAATACAGCCAAGACGACTTCGTAAGAATGTGCGCGGCTGTGACGGATAAGGCGAAATGGTGAACATCCTCGACGCAATCACCGGCATGACTGGCCAACAGCGCACCGCAGCCTTGCGGGATCTTGGCCGCAGTGCAGAGTATTACGTGCCGCCAGAGCTGCGCGGCATCCTTGGCTTCGCTGCCGAGATGACACCGAGCGAGACGCTCAGCCGCGCCGGCGCGGCGGGCCGCGAGATGATGGCACCGGGCCGCACGCCGATGCAGCGCATTGGCAGCGCTGGGCAGATGCTATCTGAGACCGCCGCAGTGGCTGCACCAGCGGCCGTTGCTGGTCGCGCGGCTATGCCTGCCGCTCAGGCGGTGCAGGAGGCGTTCATGGGCTTCTCTGTTCCTGCTCGCGCCGTTGGCGATGGGCTACTCGCCAGAGCTAACCAACGTGGACCTGTGCCGACGATGTATAGTAATCCGGTGGGGCGTGCTGCGGATGATGGGCTTGAGGCGACGCTTCGCTCAAAATATCCTGATGCAAAAATTTATATATCTGGAGATGCGAATAGGGGCTACACGCTAAGCCAAATTGAGCTGCCGAAAGACATGCGAAACAGCGGCATTGGAAGCAACATCATGCAAGACTTTGTTTCCATGGCCGACGCTCAAAACGCAAAAATAAATTTGACACCAAGCAAGGCTTTTGGCGGCAGCGTTGCGCGCTTGAAGGACTTTTACAAGCGTTTCGGCTTTGTGGAAAACAAAGGGCGAAACAAAGATTTCTCGACAAGAGAGACGATGTATCGAGAGCCAGCACCGCAAGGGTTGCTAGATGACGTTGCTAGCGGCCCATCTGGCTTTGCGGATTACCTGAAGCGCGTCAATCCGCGTGGCGTTCGCGTTGCTGCAGAAGATCGCCCCAATCTTATGATGGGCGACATGTATGGCATGCTGCCGTCTAATGCTAAGCGCGTAGGGAAGCAGGGCGACGTCAGCTTCTATCGTGGCCCCGATGGCGATTTCTACGCGACTGCGTTTAATCCTGACGTTGGTGAGCAGGATGTCGTTGGATACATCATGCCGCGCGGTGACATGACAGAGCTGGCCGTTGTCAGCGAAATGCAGGGCAAGGGCGTAGGCGGAGAGCTGCAATATCTGTTCCGCAAGGAAAACCCAAACGCGCCAACTGGCGGCTTGACCGAGGCTGGCGAAAAGGCGTTGCGCAAGACATATGAAAGGCTTTCGAGCGAGGGTCTTCTACCAAGGAAACGGGGGTCAAAGTAATGGCAGGCATACTCGACAAAATGGCGTTTTTCGATGCCATCCAGCGCGCAGAGAGCAGCGTTGACCCGTATACCACGAGCGAGACCAAGCCGCTGTCGCAGCTGCGTGGGAACAAGAAGGGCGCGATCGGGCCGATGCAGGTGAAGGCGCCCACGGCGGCCGACCCCGGCTACGGCGTTCCTAACATCTTCGAGATCGCCCGCGGCTTTGGCTTTGACGTCGCCAACGAGGACATCGACACCGCGCGCATGCTGCTGCAAGACCCCGAGGTCAACCGCGCCTTTGGCGAAGCGTATCTCGAGGGCATGCTCAACAAGTTTGGCAACATGGACGAGGCCGCCGCTGCCTACAACTGGGGGCCGGGCGAGAAGGGCATGGGCGGCGGCGCCGCAGGCATGCCGCAAGAGACCCGCGAATACGTGTCGAAAGTGCGCCAGTTTTACAATCAGGCGACTGGGCAGACGATGCCTGTCAACATCAGCCCGCGCCCCAAAATGCGCCCCAAAGGACTGCTTGACCAATGAAAAACGAGATCAGCGACATGATTGAGGACATCGAGGAGCAGTTCCTCGACGTCATGGATGAGGACGAGCTGCAGGGCATCGTCGGCAAAGAGATCGACGACGCCATCGATTTCATCGACAACTGGATCTCGCCAGTGCGCGCCACGGCGACGCAATACTACCGCGGCGAGCCGTTTGGCGACGAAGAAGAGGGCCGCAGCCAAGTTGTCAGCATGGACGTGCGCGACACCGTGCAGGCGATCATGCCGTCGCTGATGCGCATCTTCCACGGCTCGGAGCGCACCGTTGAGTTCGCGCCCAACGGCCCCGAAGATGTGGCGGCCGCGGAGCAGGCCACGGCATACGTGAATTTCATTATGAACCGCGACAACGACGGCTTCTTGGTCACGCATTCGGCGTTCAAGGATGCGCTCGTTCGCAAGGTCGGCGTCATCAAGGCTTACTGGGACGACCAGACCAAGTTCGAGACGCACGACTTGTCCGGCATCGACGAC